AAAGTTGATTTAATCATAGTTGATTATGCGGATATTCTCAAGCCGGTAACGAATTTTAAAGAGAAAAGGAACCAACTAGAATCTATTTATGAAGAGTTGCGAGGAATCGCAAAAGAATATGAATGTCCGATCTGGACAGCCTCCCAAACTAACAGGACTGGATTGAACCAAGCGGTGATTACTATGGAAGCTATATCGGAAGCCTTTAACAAGTGCTTTGTGTCTGATTTTATTTGTACAATTTCTCGCACTAAAGAAGATAAGGTGGCGAATACGGGCAAGATGTATGTTGCAAAAAATCGCAATGGTCCCGATGGAATGGTCTTCCCTCTGCTCTTTGATACTTCAAATGTCAAGATAGAAATATTAGAACCGACTGATGAGACTATTGATGAGATGGAGGTAAATGAGGTCAAGAGACAACAAAGAGAAATGAAAAAAGTGTACGAACAATGGGAGGAAAGGAGCAAGTGAATGTACGATAAAAGAGAAGCGGAACAAAGCGCTTTAGAATATTTTAATGGTGATGAACTGGCCGCTAATGTTTGGCTGACGAAATACTGCTTAAAGGATAAGGACGGCAATTTTTTAGAAAAGACGCCGGAAGACATGCACAAGCGCCTTGCTAAAGAATTTGCAAGGGTGGAAAAGAAATTTAATGGTACGCGCGCAATGTCGGAAGATCGAGTGTTTGAAGTGTTAAACAATTTTGATTACATTGTCCCTCAAGGGTCTCCTATGATGGGGATTGGGAACAACCATGTTAATGTATCTTTATCGAATTGTGTAGTTGTCGGCCCGCCTGAAGATAATATTTCCTCCATTGTAGATACTGGCAAAGATATCGCGAATTTATTTAAGCGTAGGTGCGGAGTCGGACTTGATATTTCTCATTTACGCCCCGAGAAGGCATCTGTAAATAATTCCGCTGGGACTACTAGTGGTGCGTGGAGCTTCGCTGATTTTTATTCGTATGTGTGTCGAATGATTGGCCAAAACGGTCGCCGTGGGGCGCTGATGATTAGCATGGATATCAGGCACCCGGACATTGAACAGTTCGTTAGAATGAAGCACGACTTAACGAAGGTCACTGGTGCGAATGTATCTGTCAAAATAAGTGATCGCTTCATGAAAGCGGTAGAAAACAAGCAAATGTTTGCTTTGCAATTTCCAATTGATGCTAAGGACCCTACGATAACCAAAGAAATAGATGCTGTTAAGCTTTGGGATCTTATTGTAGAGTCTGCTACTAAAACGGCGGAGCCGGGGCTTTTAATGTGGGATAACATTTTGAAGTATCTCCCAGCAAATGAGTACGCCCAGTTTAAGACAGCGTGTGTCAATCCCTGTGCGGAATTGCCACTATCAGCCTATGATAGCTGTAGGCTCATCTCGATTAATTTAAAGAATTTTGTAAAAAATCCGTTTACTAAGAAGGCGGCTTTTGATTTTAAGAAATTTTCACAGATAGTTTCGTCTGCGATGCGGCTGTCTGACGATCTTGTAGAACTGGAACTGGAAAAGCTTGAAAATATCAGAACGGTGTCAGACACACCGGATGAAAAGGAATTATGGCAAAAACTTTATGATACTTGCACGAACGGTAGAAGAACTGGTCTCGGCACTCACGGGCTTGCAGATGCGCTAGCCTGTCTGAATCTAGCCTATGATTCGGACGAAAGTCTCAAGGTTATTGATAAAATTTATAAGACTTTGAAAATCTCATCATATGAAGAGAGCGTAGAACTTGCTATCGAGAGAGGCGCCTTTCCTGTCTTTTCTTGGGATACCGAGAAGGACAATGCCTTTATAAAGTCTCTACCAAAAAGATTACGAGAAAGAATACAAAAGCACGGGAGAAGAAATATCTCTATTTTGACTAATGCTCCAACTGGATCGGTCTCTATCATGAGCCAGACAAGCTCCGGACTAGAGCCAGTGTTTAGAAACTCTTATATTCGTAGAAGAAAATTGGATCATAGTGAGGAGACGGAAGCTGATTTTGTAGATGATCTAGGGGATAGATGGAAGGAGTTTAAGGTTTATCATCACAACGCACAACAATATATTGATAAATATGGAGTTGATGACTTACCTGGGTTCTTCACTGAAAGCAATCAAATTGATTGGACGAAAAGAATTGGGATACAGTCAACCATACAGCGGCATATTGACCATTCAATCAGTTCAACAATCAACTTACCAAAAGGGACTTCTTCCAAAATAGTAGGAGATCTATATTTTGATGCATGGAGAAGTGGCCTTAAGGGAGTTACAGTTTATGTTGATGGGTCGCGATCCGGAGTCTTGATATCAAAGGATTCAACGGAGAAATCCGTTGAATTCTTCCCTCAAAACAATTCTCCAAAACGGCCCATTGAACTTGATTGCGAAATACATAGGCCAACGATTAGAGGGGAGGAGTGGACCATATTAGTAGGTCTGATTGGAGATAAACCTTATGAAATTATGGGCGGCTTATCTACTTTTGTTGAAATACCGAGAAAATACACAGAAGGCGTGATTGTAAAGCATGCAAGAAAGAGCACCAATAGCGTTTATGATTTGAAGTTCGGCGAGGATGGAGACGAAATTGTTATTAAAAATGTTGTGAAAGTTTTCGATAATCCGAACCACTCGGTGTTTACCAGGATGATTTCTCTTGCAATGAGACATGGTTCTGGTGTACAATATGTCGTAGAACAATTAAATAAGGATAGAGATAGTGATGTGTTTAGTTTCTCAAAAGTGATTGCGAGAGTATTAAAAAAATATATTCAAGATGGCAGCAGGGCATCCGATAAAACTTGCACGGAATGTAATTCCGAGGGTCTCATATATGTCGAAGGCTGTATAACTTGCACATCTTGTGGTTATGCTAAATGTGGATAGGAGGATCCGATGAATTTTAGACCGGTGAACAGAATGATTTTAATTGATGTTAAATCGACAGACGAGGAAGACTCGTCAACGGTGCTTCTTCCGGAGGGGTTCAAACCCGCCGAGCAATACGGTTTCGGAAAGGTTCAATTAATAGCAAAAGATTGCAAAATTGATTTGTCCGAGGGCGATGAAATAATCTTTGAAAATTCCATGCTACAAACCGTCTGCGTGGCAGACGAAGAGGTTAATTTATTGTTAGAGAATTATGTGCTTGCTATAACAAACGGAGAAGGAGAATAGAATGACTGCTTTAATTTTAGCTTTAACGACGATTTTTGTCGCGAGCCCGCAACCCCTGAAAGACTGCGAGGCTGGTGCGTATGCTTATGAAAATATTGTAGAGATTGCTGCTAATCATTGTAAATACGCAAAATCTGAGAATATTGATATCGATCTGTTATGGTCTTTAGTTGAGATAGAAGAGAAATATAATGTCCCATATCATCTTAGAGGGATGATTCTTGCCGCTGCGTGTATGGAGTCCGGTTACAATCCACTAGCGAAGGGAGATAGAAAATTTAGCAAAGATGGGAAGACACCAAAAGCAATAGGTATACTCCAACAATGGCCTGTGTACGAAAAGGCATATGGGACTGTGCGAACGAATCCCATCTCCGCTGCGGATGGATGGATGAAACATATCGTTAGCAAGCTTGAGAAAGTTAAAAAGCAATGCAGGTTCAGGAACGAGACCAGGATATGGATAGGTGCCTGGGTGACTGGTATTCGTTATCCTAAAAAGGGTGGTCGATGCCGAGAAGTGCCGAATCATCTTAGGCTTTTAAACGACTGGCGAGATAAGGCAAGAAAGTTATCCTGTGAGCCACCAATTGGATGCTAGGGTAGGCAACCATATTTATAACTGGGGAGAGGTTGTGATTGGAAACAATCTGGCCTCTTTTGTTTATGCGAAGAAAAATAATTGTAAGCTCATTGTCAACGGGCTAGAGGAGACGTTCCAGTTCGAGATATTCAGGGACGAAGAGACACTTCGATCCATTGAATACGACACAATGATAGCAAACAGAAAGATGCTGATAGACCAGCTTCTGTTCGATTTGTGTCTTGAGGGCAACGCCCCCATTAACCGAAAAATAGATTCAATTAGAATTGAGCCTGAGGACAATCTTTTGAGTATTATCATATCTGATACTACGAGGATCAAAGCCAACTATACGACACTTCGTATTTTTGATGATAATTTGATTTCTGGTTTGCCATTTACTATAGCTCAAAAAACAGATATAAATATTGTATATGATTGGTTCAAATCAAATATAAATAGAGAAGTACATTTTTTAGAATTATACAATAAAGATAGCGCTTTGGCGAAGAAAGTCATCATTAGGAAAAAACCGGAGAACCTTGTTATTGCACAGTCTTTTCTCACTGATAAACAACTTAAAAAGTTTGATTTCTCCGATACAATGAGCAGGTTTAGCGCAGAAAGGACCCTTAAAGAAAATGAACTAAAAGGCCCACGGAATGGATTTTATAGACACAAGCCCGATGTACCTAGGTACCGGCCTATTAAATTAGATTTTATGAAGAGAGAGATTATGCCACGGAGACGGAAAGAATTTATTAAATTTGGGAACATAACCTTTGATAATGAGGTCCTTTAATGGAGCCCGGATACCATCTCGCCGGGGTTGTCCCGGTAGCCGGACAAAAGCTGGATTTTAACATGCCATGGCATGATTGCTTAATGCCGATTGCAAAAAACTATCTTGCCATAGAAAGGTCTGTAATTGATTGCGGGTACGCGGGGTGTGAGACGATATTTGTAGTTTGCCACAACGACATGATGCCGTTGATTAGGGCGAGACTTGGAGATTATATCGAAGACCCCGCCTACGCGTATAGGAGTTTTGAAGTATTCCCGCAGGAGGTTAGAGTCAGAATCCCAATTTATTATATAGCTGTGCATCCACACGATAGAGACAAAAGGGATAGTCTTGCATGGAGCGTTTTGTATGGGGCCAAAGTAGCGAATGAAATGATAGGGAGGCTCAGTAGTTGGCTTGTTCCGAACAAGTTCTTTGCGTCCTTCCCGTATGGGGTACATAATCCGGAATTGTTGAGAGAACACAGGAGGGCGATATCTAGCCCGCAAAATTTTTCACTATCTTGGCAAGGCAAAACGGTTATTGAAGATGAGTATCTGCCTTTTACTTTTGACTACGAACAATGTTTGTATTTTATAGACAATGTTAGAGGGAAAGGCACTTCTCGTTTTGTCAATCAAGAATGGGGAGACAAAAAGGTACAGTTACCAAGGGAGGAACAATATTCCGCTCGCTTCTTTAGTTTAAGTGATGTATTCTGTGATTTAGATTTTGAGATTATTGAAGAAACGCCTTACTACTTTAACATAAGCAGTTGGGATGGATATCAAAATTATATATCCAACAAGCCGGAGGAGTTACACCGCCCTGTTAAGAGGATATTAAACCCACGCTCACTAAAAGGGATTGGAGTAGAGAATGAGTGATATTTTAAATTATATCGGGGGGACGCCCTTAATTCAATTGGCTCCAAATTTATTTGCAAAACTTGAAACATACAGCCCTACCGGCTCTATCAAAGACAGGATGACGCACTATGTTTTAACGAAGGCGGAAGAACGAGGCGAAATAAAGCCGGGGGACACTATCGTTGAGGCATCGTCGGGGAATACGGGGATCTCCTTCTCTATGTTAGGCTCCGTAAAGGGTTACAAAGTGATCATCATACTGCCAAGCAACATGAGTGAAGAGAGAAAACAAATGATGAGGCTCTTTGGAGCACAAATAATCGAAGTAGGTGAAAGTGATTTTGAGGGAGCTATTGAACTAAGGGATAAAATGGTAGAAGAAAATGAAAACTATTTTTCTCCTAACCAATTTGCTAACCCCGATAATATTAAATGTCACGAGTGGACAACTGGTTTTGAAATAAAGAAGCAATTGATAAGTAAAGGAAAAGGAGAAATTGCCGCGATAGTATCTGGTGCCGGGACTGGTGGAACTATAATGGGAACAAAAAGGGCTCTGGAGAGGTTTGTAGATCCAATACCTAAGTTTGTAATGGTGACACCCGCCGAGGGCCGCGCACACGGGATACAGGGGATCGGGGATGGAGGAGACTATTTAGTGAACCGCGAAGAGATAGACGAAGTGATTAGCATAACGACCGAGGAAGCCATCGAGAGAGCGAAAAAATTGGCGAGAGAGGACGGCCTTCTTGTCGGCATAAGTTCTGGGGCCAATGTGCTGGCTTCTGAACGATGGATGAAAGACAATGAATTTGAAGGAGTGGTGGTCACTTTTCTGTGTGATCGCGGGGAAAGATATTTGAGTATATTTGATTGACAAATCTTGGCTATATTGTTATGATTTAGTACGAGATTGGAGGAAGCCGTGGAGAGAAAAAAATCATCAATACCTTTTGTAGGACTACACGCACATAGCGTGGTTGGATCTCCTTTCGACGCACTTGGATATCCGCAGGAACACATGGACTTCGCCTACGAGAATGGAAGTGAGGCGTTGGCTTTAACAGACCACGGTAACGCGAATGGCATGTCTTACCAGATCCTTCATGCAAGAAAAATGAAGGAGCAAGGTAAAAATTTCAAACCTATTTTTGGAGTTGAGGCATACTTTTTGCCATCGATTGATAAATGGAAAGAAGCATATGAGAAAGCAAAAGAGGATAAAAAGGAAGCGAGAAAACTAAAAAACTCGGACAACATGTCGATTGAGAATGAAGGCGATTCTAAATCTAAAGCTAATATCATAAAGAAAAAGAATCACCTTATTCTCATCGCGCAGAATCAAGTGGGGCTTAACAATATTTTTGCACTTATCTCGAAATCATATGAGGGAGACAATCGCTATCGATATCCTCGCGTTGATTACAAATTATTGGAGGAACATAATGAAGGAGTTATTGCTTCGTCTGCTTGTCTTGGCGGCGTGTATGCAGGTAATTATTGGGATAATCGTGACGACGGCTCTGACGCTGTTTTAAATGCTATGAGAGAAACAACTGAACGAATGCAGGCCATCTTTGGGGATCGATGGTACGGTGAACTTCAGTGGTTCTCTGCACCAGAGCAACACGAGTTGAATAAACATATTATTCAAATGGCAGAAGAATATAGCATGGAGTTAATATCGACAGCCGATAGTCATTATCCAACACCTGATGCCTGGAAAGATAGAGAACTATATAAACGTCTTGGATTTTTGGGAAGAGCACAGAAACCGGAATGGATGACAGATGAATTACCGGTTGACATAGAAGAACTTGGTATGGAGTTATTCCCAAAGAATGGAGACCAAATGTGGGAGTCTTATAAAAAATATTCTTCCATGTGTGGCATTGAATATGATGATGAATTGATATTAAATTCAATTACCAACACTCATAAGATTGCATTTGAAAGAATCGAAGACTTTATGCCGGACAGCACCGTGCGACTCCCTGGATTTGTTGTGCCGCCTGACCACACCGCAACAGGAGCACTAACAAAGTTGGCTATTGAAGGTTTAAAAAATATGAATCTTCATAAAAAACTTAACTACGTTGATAGGCTTAAAGAGGAAATAAAAGTTATCGATGAGCGAGGATTCAGCAAATACTTCCTTACAATGAAAGCGATTGCAGACAGAGCCAATGATGTCATGCTTGCAGGACCCGGTAGAGGGAGCGCAGCAGGATCGCTATTGTCATATGTTTTAGGAATCACACAAATAGATCCTATTAAATATGATTTGCTCTTTTCACGATTTATAAGAAGAGATGCGAAGGATTATCCGGACATTGACTATGATGTTAGTGATCGAATGAAGCTTACAAACTTGTTAATAGATGAATGGGGAGCCGATACGGTTGTTCCTATATCCAATTATAATACTTTACAACTGAGATCCTTGATTAAAGATGTCTCTAAATTCTATAATGTACCGTTCACTGAGGTGAATCCGGTTACATCTAAAATGATCCAAGAGGCTACCCCTGCGGCAAAGAAAAAGCATGGAATCAAGTCCGGCGTATATGTTCCAACTTTCGAAGAGACTATGGAATTTTCGACGACCCTCCGGAACTATCTTGATAAATATCCATTTATTAAGACTCATATCGAGGCTATATACGGCTCCGTGAGATCAATTAGTCGCCACGCGGGCGGAGTCGTCATAGGGGAACAACTAGACAAATATATGCCACTCATTAGTAATAAGGGTGTGGTGCAAACACCGTGGTCGGAGGGTCAAAATGTTCGGCACTTAGAACCTCTTGGATTTATTAAATTTGATTTCTTGGGGTTAAGCACCCTTAGAATGATTGAGGTAGCGATCGAGCATATTTTAGAAAGACATCATGGCATGAAAAATGTGACTTATAATGATATTAGAAAATATTATAATGAAACTTTGCATCCCGATGTGATTGACTTGAATGATGAAAACGTTTATCAAAACATTTTTCATAAGGGCAATTTTGCGGGAGTATTCCAATTTACACAGGAAGGAGCGCAAGAGTTTTGTGTCAAGGCAAAACCAAAAAACATTATCGATATTTCTGCTATTACTTCTATCTACCGCCCCGGCCCTCTTGGCGCCAATGTAGATAAATCTTATGTGGAAGCAAAAGATAGTCCGGAGAATATCCATTATATACATCCCCTGTTGAGGGAAGTGACGCAAGAAACTTATGGTTTTCTTATTTTTCAAGAACAGATTGCTTTATTGGCACACAAGTTGGGCAATAACATTTCCCTTGATGAGGGGAACGCTCTACGAAAGTTGTTAACAAAGAAAGGTACTGGCAGCGCAGTATCGGCAAAAATTAAAATTGAAAAGAAATTTATCGAAGGTTGCATGGAGAAGGGAATTGATAAAATTAGCGCAGAGAAACTATGGGCTAACTTTGAATACTTCTCTGGATACGGTTTCAATAAAAGCCATGCGGTTTCTTATTCTGTATTGAGCTATCAATGCGCATGGCTTCTTAACTATTATCCTTCCGAGTGGGTAGCGGCATTTCTAGACCGCGAGCCCGAAGGTAGAAAAGAACAAGCAATCAATATTGCCAAGAAGATGGGATATGAAATTCAACCGATTGATATCAATCTCTCCACAACGAAGTGGGTAATTAGTGAAGACAACAAGAGTTTGATCCAGCCATTTAATTCGATAAAAGGGTTAGGAGAGGCTGCAATAAAACAAATCATAGATAATAGGCCATTTCATACGGCGGAAGAACTTTTGTTTAATGAAGATATATCTTATTCCAAATTAAACAAAAGAGCGCTAGACGTGCTTTGTAGATGCGGAGCTTTAGATAATCTTATCGATGAGAGATTTACTGGAGCCAAGCACTTCTGGGGAGCAGTTGCATGTGAAAGGCCGAAGAACAAAAAGAAATTTCTAAATAACATTGAAGCCTTCGCTTCGGAAGGAGAGTTTAGCGATGAAGAGAGGATTAGACATATTTCCGATTTGACCGGAGTGTTCCCATTTGATATCGTTGTGAACAAAGATGTTCAGAGGAAACTACAAGAATACTGCGTCCCTCCTTTGGGAGACTGGGATGACGATCTGGAGGTCGCTTGGTTTATTCCCAGGGAGATAGTGAGAAAAAAGACAAAGAATGGTAAAGATTATTGGGTCGTTAGAGTTCTTGATCCAACTTCGACTATTACGAGTATTAAATGTTGGGGGGTTAAAAAAGAAGATGAGTTACACATTAACCGTCCCTACATGGCTAGGCTAGATTATGATGAACAATGGGGATTTTCTACGCGCTCTATCAGACATAACTTTAAACTACTCGGATAGTGCTTTATAATAGTTTTAACTATTTAAGATGAAAGAGAGTACCAAGAGAGTAGTGCATGGGTAGTTTCGGTAAGTTTAGCGCGGGCGTTAAGTCGGGCCTGAAAGCAGGCAGGCTAGGGCACATGAAAGACGTCAGTACACTTGCGTCTTATGACTTAGGACTTCTTAGGTACGATGCTGATGAGAAAACTTGGACAGCAGCCCCCGGAGACGTAAAAATACGTGGCGACACCTTTTTAACTGGCGCGCACAGGATACTGGGCGATCTATACGTAACTGGAACTGCGTATTTACAAAATACAGTAATCAAACACAAAACTCAATTTAGCTCTTCTGGGGCTAGTATATTTGGAGATGATTATACGGATTCTCACCAGTTCACTGGGTCTATTTTTTACAGTCAAAACATGTCGGGTGCCTTGTCTATTAGTTCGAATGCTTTGACTGCATCGTATTTAAAAGTTACTGGCTCCACGACACTAGGTAACTACACTTATACCTGGCCCTCTGCTTCTGGCGACTCCAATCAAGTTTTAACTATTGATGGCGGTGGCGGCCTTGAGTGGGCAGCCGTGGGTGTGGGGGACAACGACTACGCGACTAATGGGGATGAATATGTCGGTAATAGAACTATTGGCAATATCACAAACTATACTCTTGGAGCCATAACGAACAATAAACAAAGAATTCATATAACAGGCGAAGGCCAGGGTGGCTTTGTCGGGGTGGGCGTTTCCGGTAGTGAGGTAACAAACATGTTAACGTTACCAAATATTCCAAACGTGTCTGGGTCGGGCAAAGCTGGTAGTTGGAGAACATATAGTTCCCGCAGATACAAGAAAAATATTGAAACAATAGAGAACCCCATCCCAACAGTAATGGAGTTAAGGGGAGTGACCTTCCAGTGGAAAAACGGCGACGTGAGCGACGTGGGATTTATCGCAGAGGAAGTTGGAGCCGTTCTCCCTGAGATTGTAGAATACGAGGCAAACGGTGTAGATGCGGAAAGCATGGAGTATTCTAAAATAGGACCTTTACTTGTTGAAGTGGCCAAAGAACAACAAAAAATGATAAAGGGTCTTGATATAGCTTTAGTCACTCTTAGAGATGATTTTGAATACTACAAATTGCCTTGGTGGAGAAAAATATTCCTGTGGGTAAAAAGAAAGTTTAAAAAAGATAGTAAACAATTACAATGATGTAGAATAAAAAGCTGTAGGGGACTTCATTTTATAGTTAATAACCTCTTATTTGATACTACTTAAAAGTGGCCCGAGGGAGACCTTGGGTCCCATAATTAATAAATTATCAAAATATAGGGGGATATATTTATGTCTATTATAATTTCCGGATCAGGAGTCCGTACTGGTGACAGTACAGTTAAGGTTCTTGAATTCGGCACGGAAGGCACGTTGACACTCAACGGTGACCTTTCCACAACCGGCTCTGCCGGATTTGCTGCGATTACTGCTACCGGTCTTGCTTCGCTTGACGGTGGTATTAATGTCAATGACTCTCTGACAGTTTCGAATGCTGGCGCTGTCGCTGGTGCAACTAGCATTGATGCTTCTGGCGATCTAACGGTCGGCACAATCACCAACGCTGAGTTCACCGTTGATGCGAGTGGCAACACTGATATCGATGGCACTCTAAACGTTGAAGGTGTGCCTACCTTTCAGGCGGCAGCGGTCTTTTCTAGCGGTATCACAACTGCCGGCGCTATCGGCGGCGGTACTACTCTCGCTTTAACCGGATTAGCTAGCGTTGCGTCCATCTCGATGGATGACGGTTCTACACTTGGCCCAGATTCTGTGGCTGATTTGTGGACGTTCAATGCTGATGGTGACACTATCCAGAAGGACGGTGCATACGATTTTAATCTTGCTTCACATGATGGAACAAACGGTCTAAAGCTTGGTGGTGTACTCGTTAATGCGTCTGCTGCTGATCTCAACTTTACTAATGTTGCGGCGGCAGGCACAGCCGAGGCCTCCAAGGCTGTGGTTGTAGATTCCAACAAGGACATCTCTGGCCTCCGTGCCGTCTCCGCTACGTCGTATACGGACGGAACGGCTACGCTAACCGGTGGTAGATTCGCTGCTCTAGCTGATCTTACTGCGTCTTACGCCAAGATCGGTGTTCTTGATGTTGTGACTATCAACAGCAAGACCACGACGATTGAGAATGTTGAAATTTCGGCTTCACTTATGATTCTTTCTGATGGTGCGACTGCTGCCAATGAAGCTGACGGCTCCGGTCTTTGGCTCAGCGGCGCTAACGCGTTCTTCGGGTGGAACAATTCCAAGGCGGCGTTAAGTGCAAGTCACAAAATGTTCGTTAACGGAAATATGGAACTTGGCTCTGGCGCATCGCTTGTTATTGGCAGCGCTGCTCTGACTGAGGCTGAACTTGAGAAGCTCGACGGCATCACTAACGGCACCGCCGCTGCTTCTAAAGCAATGGTTCTAGACGCTAGTGCCGACATCACTGGCGCTCGTAACCTTACGATTTCTGGTGAACTTGATGCAGCAACAGGTGACTTCTCTGGCGACATTGATGTTGATGGTACGGCCAACCTGGATGCTGTTGATATCGATGGTGCCGTTCAACTAGATGGCACTTTCACTAGTGGTGTAGACGGCACAGGCTATGATTTTAAGTTATTTGGCGACACAGCCGGAGCGTATATGCTTTGGGATGAATCAGCGGATGATTTAAAATTGGTTGGTGCTGCCGGCATGACAATCGCATCTGATCTTGATGTTGACGGTACAACTAATCTTGATGCTGTCGATATCGATGGCGCTGTTCAGCTTGATGGCACGCTTACGGTTGGTGTTGATGGCACAGGCTATGATGTTAAGTTATTTGGTGACACCGCCAGTGCTTACATGCTCTGGGACACATCTGCGGATGACTTGGTTTTTGCTGGCGCTGCTGGTATTAACATTCCTGCTAGCAGGCTTCAAATTGCAAGCACAGTTGTCGCAGCTACCGCTGCTCAAATTGACTTTAATGTTGTTACTGCTGGTACTGCTGCAGCTTCTAAATCTGTTGTTCTTGATGGTAGTAAGAATATTGCTACTATCGGTACAATTGGTTGTGGTGCAATTACTTCAACTGGTGCTTCGACCATGGGTTCGTTGAACGTCGGAGGTACTCTGGCGTGCGACACTAGCCTCACACTTGATGCTGTTGCTATTAATGCAACTGAGTTAGGGTACATCGACGGTGTTACTGCTGGTACTGCTCTAGCTTCCAAGGCTCTTGTCCTTGATTCCGACAAGGCCGTTACGGGGATTACTAGTCTAACTGGCAGTACGCTCACGGCGACCGCTATGTTCTCTGGCTCAACTATGGCTCTCATGGGTGCATCCCTTGGGTCGGGCCAGGCTATTATTGTTCCTGAGACTTTTGGGGTTAAAGCTGGACAATTCATCACCTACTCGGACGCTTCTCTCAAGAAGAATATCAAGCCGCTTGGTAATGCTATTGAGAAGGTCATGTCAATGAGGGGCGTTTCTTACGAAATGAAGAATGCTGACAATTCTCGTAAAGAGATCGGATTCATCGCACAAGAGATGAAAAATACAGTACCAGAAGTTGTCTATGGCGCAAGCGATGGAGAATATGGTATTGACTATGCGAAACTAACGTCAGTCCTCGTAGAGGCAGTCAAGGCCCAGCAATCACAGATTGATGAGCTTAAAGCTTTGCTAAAGAAATAAAATAACTTTTGTTATTTTCGTGATTAACGTTTAGTGTTTTTCACAATGGGCCGGGGGGGAAGAAATTCCCCCCCGGCTTCATGCTTTTTGTTATTGACAAGAAAAAAAAATAATGTTACCTTAAATTATTAAATCGAAGGAGCCAGTATGCTACTTGAATATTGTAAGTTACGCAAAGATGTGAAAAGTCCATCGAGATCTAATCCATCAGATGCGGGACTTGATGTTTTTTATAATCCGGAGAACAATAAAAATATTAACTTGAGACCTGGAGAGAGTGCTATTCTACCAACCGGACTTAAATTTGGAGTTCCACACGGTTATATGCTTCAAGTCATGAACAGGTCCAGCATGGCAGCGAAAAGAGGGCTCATAGTTGGAGCCCATTGCATTGATGCAGGATATGATGGGGAGGTATTCATAGACCTACACAACATCAATCTTAAAGATACGGTAATCAAACCCGGAGAGAAGATTGCTCAAGTAGTTTTAGTTCCCGTTGTCCATTTCAGACCGGTCGAGTCGCGGGATAATCTATATGAAGATCCAATAGCGATTACAAATAGAGGCGACGGAGCCTTGGGGAGTACAGGGTCATGAGCATAGCTAATTTGCATGAGAGGGACAGGAGAGGAATACCTCGCGAAATAAAACAAAAAGAAATGGTTGATCACCCGACACACTACAAGCCGGAGGGATCGAAATACGAGGCCATTGATGTTATAGAAGACTGGGATTTAGGGTTTAATGATGGCAATGCAGTAAAATACATTTGTCGCCATAGGTTCAAAGGCAGCCCGGTACAAGATTTGGAGAAAGCCATTTGGTATCTCAAAAGACATTTAGAAAACATTAAAAAGGAGACAGAGTGAAAGAAGCACTATCATTTGACGATGTATTACTTGTTCCTCAATATAGCGAGATAGAAAGTCGGTCTAAAGTCTCTACACGAAGCGATCTAGATTCGGATAACACGTACCGACTACCGGTTATTTCCAGCCCGATGGACACGGTTACAGAAGTCGAAATGGCTAAAGCTATGGCTAAAGCGGGTGGTCTTGGAGTTATACATAGATATAATACAATCGATAAACAAAAAGATATCTTTGTTGCCTGTGAAGGAAATCCTGCGGTGGCTATCGGAGCTACAGGTGATTTTATGGAAAGAGCGACATATCTTTTTAACCATGGAGCCAAAATCTTCTGTGTAGACACTGCGCACGGACACCACTCAGCGATGCGAAGGTGTCTTTCGGCTCTTAGAGAAAGATTTGATGAGGACATCCATATCATGGCTGGCAATGTGGCTACACGAGAGGCTTTTGACGATCTGGCTTCGTGGGGCGCAAACAGTATTAGAGTTGGGATTGGTTCCGGAGCTATCTGTTCAACGAGATTGGTGGCGGGGAGCGGGATGCCGGTTTTTCAAAGCATCATAGAGTGTGCCAAATCGACTAGTAACGCCGCTCTTATCGCAGATGGAGGAGTGAGAACAACTGGTGACATGGTTAAAGCGCTCGCCGCTGGAGCAGACTTTGTAATGATTGGCTCCATGCTTGCCGGGACCAAAGAGAGTCCCGGAGAGATATTCACAGGCAATGATGGCAAGAAATACAAAGTCTATAGAGGAATGGCGTCAAAGGCGGCTCAAGTTGATTGGAGAGGAAGCTCCTCCACACCGGAAGGGATATCTACGACTATTCCATATAAAGGAAAGGTATCGCATGTTTTGGCCGATATCCAAGGAGGGATCAATAGCGGCCTTTCGTACAGCGGGTGTGCCACCATTCAAGAACTAAGGAATAAGTGTGAATTTATTCGCCAGACCCCCGCAGGACAACATGAGAGCTATACTCACATATTAACAAGGAAATAAAATGAGTGAAGAAAAGAAGCATTCGAACAAAACTAGAAAAGGGGATGATAGGGACTGGGTACGCGGTCGAATGAACCCCGATGCTAGAATAAGAGATGCAACTATTCCTGGCATGGACGAAAGAAAGAAGATAATGTTCTACGATTCTGCAAAAAGACGAACGGACCTTAATATTAAATTAAAATACGACAACATCAAACAGTCCGAGTTTTTCAGGGTAATGATCTCCGGTTATTTAGAATGTGATCCTCATATACTGTCTTTCATTGAGGAATATAAAGAAAAAATGGAGATACACAACGTAGCGAAACGCAGTAAATCTAAGAGATTAAGAAAAAAAGCAGAAGAAACAAAAAAAACATTTTCTTTAGATGATGGCGATATTGAAGATCTTTTCGATATAATTGCGGAGGAACACCCAGAGCTATGAAATGTTTAGAAAAGTGCAGAGAGTATAAAACGTCATGCCCCAATACTAGTTGTAGGCTTTGGATAGACTACGATACCGAGTATAATTGTGTTTTAGAAACTATAGACAAGTGTATCGATATTGAGAATAGGCCACTAACCCTCCAAGAAGTCGGCGAGAGATTAAAGCTTAGTTTTGTTAGGATAAAACAAATAGAAACCGAGGCTATGAAAAAATTAGCAAAGCTGCTAGAATAATATTTAGAATTTACGCAGTTAGGGTACTATTTATTCGTGCAAGTCTTTAATACACACTAGGAGCACTACAATGAAAAAGGCATTAAATGAATCAACGGTTCGCAAGTTTATGAAGCTTGCTAATCTTGGGAGTCTCACTGAGACCTTTGTTGACAAAACAGTAAAGGAGGAGGAAGACACCCTCGAAGAGACCGAAGAAGTTACTGAGGGATCAGACACCCTCGAAGAGACCGAAGAAGTTACTGAGGGATCAGACACCCTCGAAGAGACCGAAGAAGTTACTGAGGAATTAGACGAACTGCCTCCCGAAGAGATGGGGGCGGGACTAGACGAACTGCCTCCGGAAGGGGACACTCTAGGTGATGTTCCGCCGGAGACTGTTGAGGCTATCGTTGACGCCATCGCAGACGCGCTGGAGTCGGTGACCGGCGTTGAAATTAATGTCGATTCTGCTGGAGGAGGTGAAGAAGCAGAATTGGACGCAGAGGAGCCGGGCGGCGAGGAGGATCTTCTGGATACTGCGGAGGACGCTCTAGGCGATCCCGCCGGAGAAGAATCCCTTGAAGAGTGGGACGAGGTAGAAGAGGCTTTAGACGCAGCCGACGTTTCTCTGGAAGAGAAATTTAATCAAGAAGACTTCGTTAATGAAGTGACAAAAAGAGTTGCGAAGAGACTTTTATCACTTAGTAAGAAGGGATAAATAATATACCCCCTAGTGTGTGCTTAGAAGGGAGACTTAGGTCTCCCTTCCTTTTATAAGGCGGATAAGGTGTTAGCGGAAAGTGAAGTTATCAATAGTGCTCTTTGGTTTTTCCTTGGCACGTTATCATATAGATTTATTAGTTCTCTTATTTTCTCTGCTCGCTCTCTTTTAATTATAGAAGAAACCATTATCCATTGTTTACGCTTAGTAAAATATAGTGACAAATCCTATGAAGCTGCTTTAGATCTGAAAGAGGAGATCTACAAATCAAATAAAACCTCGGAAGAATTGTTCAAAGAGAGGGAAGCTGATAAACTACTTCGGGATACATGGCGGAACATGGTGATCGTCGCCATAATTAGCTCGTGCCCGCGTACACTAAGGGCGGCGATTAAGTTTAATGACTGGGATAGCGCCATGAAATATCTTCGTAAATTTCAAAAGGACATACAATGAGTTCGGAAGAAGTAGAAGGGGAAGAAAGAAAGGCCATCGAACAGCTTTTATCATCTCTGATGGGGCAGAGTTCTTCTAGTGATGAAGTTAAGTTAAGGATTGCGGCGCTCTATGGGGACATAACACAAGAAAAATGTAGCGAAGCGATCTATAACCTACTCTATTTAAAAGAATCCGGGAAAAATATGATGGCGGACCCGGAGGACCCGAACACAATTTACGTAAGTTACGAACCGGTTGATTTTTACATCTCAACATGGGGAGGATCTGTTGTAGATATGTTTGCGGTCTACGATGTTATGAAGATGATGCAAAAAGAGTGTGACGTGAGAACATTTGGTTTTGGTAAAGTTATGTCCGCAGGAGTTATACTCTTGGCAGGAGGTACCAAGGGAGAAAGATATGTTGGTGCAAATTGCAGACTTATGATTCACGGGGTTTCTTCGGGGCAGCAGGGCAATATTGACGAATTGCAGAACGAACTGGGGGAGACCAAGTGGGCACAAAAACAATATATACGAGCCCTTGCCAGGGACTCTAATATGAGTCAAAAACAAATTAGAGATCTTTTTGATAAAAAGACTAATATATACTTTAGTGCAAAGGAAGCAATCAAATATGGAATTGCTGATTACATCATATAGGAGCGAAAGATGGCTTGGTTTAGTAAATTGTTTTATAACAAAAAAAGTTCAAAAAAATATGGCTGGTTGCCGTCTTGGTTTGGGCTCACCGGGTTCAACAAAGAACTTATCGAAAGGATTAGACTTTTCCAAGTCGAGTGGGACCTAGCACCAGACGGACTCGTCGGGCCTCAGACGTATAGAAGGTTGTTTACCGCCAAGGAAGCGAAGAATAAAGCAGAGAATTCAATTATATGCAATGGAATGCAAATTCCAATTGCATGGGACAAAGTTAAGATTGATATGATGGACTCTAGTTGTTATAAGAGGTCCACCAAAGCTCGTTATCCTAACATGATTGTTACTCATTGGGATGTATGTTTATCAGCGGATTCTTGTAAAAGAGTTTTAGAAAAGAGAAATATTTCTACTCATTTCTGCATTGATAACGATGGTACTATTGTTCAATTAGTGGACTGCAATGATGTGGCATGGCACGCTGGGATAAGAGCGGTGAACAATAATTCTGTTGGGGTGGACTTTAGTAATGCGTATTATATTAGGTATCAAAAAACTTATGTTGCTAGGGGCCACGGAGAACGCCCCATTTTAAACGACAGCATGGTACATGGAAGGAAATTATCTCCCCATCTTGGGTATTATCCTGTGCAAATAGAGGCCTATAAAGCATTATTGGAAGCACTGCTAGCTCATTATAAAATCGCGGTAGATTATCCTCGCGAACGCTTTGAAGAATTAAATACAAGCATTGATAAAGATGCAGCCAAAGGCAAGTTTGATGGCGTTGTATGTCACTACCATCTTACAAAGAGAAAAATCGACACGGCAGGACTAAAGTTAGATGAAATTATTAATGGTCTAAAAGAGTATCCTGTGGGTTCTAAAGACTAATTATATCGGGAGCATATACTATGAAAATTACGAAACAACAACTTAAGCGGATTATCAAGGAAGAGATTACAAAACTAAATGAGGGACCGATGGACGGCCTAGACATAGCGTTTAGCAATCTTAATAATTATCTAACATCCCTTGATAGTGGCAAGTGGCCCGACTCCCGAGGGGATGCGGTGGCGTCCATGAAGGCTATCCAAAGACATGTGTTCAAAACCCCGTCTAACCCAGCCGCAATGGAAAGTATAAATTACTATTCTGGACGAATTATGGAGTTCCTAAGATCACACGGGCAAGGGGACCCACAAGGCGCATCCGGGTTTTTTAGACAACTGTTATCGAAACTGACTCTTGCCATGGGGAGAGAACAATGAAAATTACAAAATCAAGACTAAAACAAATTATTAAGGAAGAGTTAACTAAAACTCTGAACGAGGAAGTCGAGAGCATTGATCCTGCGATGATGCGCTCGGTGAGAGACGCTGATAAAAGATCGTTCTTTAGTGAAACCTCTCAAGACCTTGAATCTGTTGCGGCAGCGATGCTTGGATATAGAATGATTGATCATACCAACCCTGCTAAGGTCAAGACTGCAACACAAATGGCAGACCCAAAAGATGTTTTACTATTGGGTGTTACTCCCGAACACATCTATTTCAAGACAATGGATGATATCTACTATCGCATGCCAAGACCCGGTGCGGCCCTAAATGAAGCGTTTGAGTCTTGGGACGACGCAGGACCCGACTACGACGACGACAACCCACACGAGTTCGTTTTAGACGAACTGGTAACGGCAGCCGTGGACGCAGTAGGCACACTAGCACTTAAAAAGCTTCAAGCAGCTAATGCTCTTAACACCGTCGAAGGCATGAGTAGTAACGATGTTATTCTCGCTATCGAAGAGCCGTTGATGGATGCACTAACCCCTCTGGCTATAACAATTCATCATCTTGAGAACGAATAAGACGATTAAATCTTGACAGACAAGTCTTTGCTATTATATAATATCCCTAACTAGTCTAAAAGCGAGGTAAGCGTGACTAAACACTATTCTTCGGGGAGAGCCCTACATGAAAAACTCCTTGAGGGGATCAATGATCTTGCTGATAATGTTGCTTCTACTCTTGGCCCTCGCGGGCGCAATGTTATTTTACATAAATCCGGCCATAGCCCAATTGTTACTAAAGATGGAGTCACTGTTGCCAGCTTCATTAATTTCGATGATCCTATTAAAAACGTAGGAGCCGAAATAATTAAACAAGCGGCAAGTAATACGAACACTAGCGCAGGGGATGGGACCACCACGTCCACTGTTCTAGCTCGTGCAATCCTGCAACAAGCGCAAAAGTACCTTGTAGCGGGCTCTTCCCCTGTAGAACTGAAACGAGGGATGGACAGAACAGTAGAGGCGATTGTAGGCAACATCAAGGGCCTGTCCAGACCGGTAGAAACACAAGAGGACATTAGACACATCGCCACAATATCTGCAAATAATGATAGTTCGATTGGAGAACTTATAACCATGGCTGTGGACCAAGCAGGAAAAGATGGCGCTATTTCTGTTGAAGACGGTAAATCAATGGATACCACTCTAGATGTTGTGGAAGGATTTAGATTCGATTCGGGATATTTCTCCAAATCGTTTGTAACGAATCAGCGGAAGGGCGCAATAAAATATGATAGTCCTATCATTCTCGTGACTGACTACAAGATAGACACTGTAGATGTGATTTACCCTATATTAGAATTAGCTGCCAGGGATGGCCGCCCTCTTATTGTCATTGCGGAAGAAGTAGAAGGCCAAGCTTTAGCGGCGTTAATCATGAATTCCACACGAGGCACCATGAAAGTAGCGGCGGTTAAGGCTCCGTATTATGGAGAGGAGCGCAGGAACACGCTGAAAGATTTGAGTGTGTCAATTGGAGCTACATTTATTTCCCGAGAATCGGGCTTGCGCTTGACGGAAGCCAAGCTAGATAATTTAGGTACATGCGATAAAATAGAAGTTATTAAAAATCACACTACTATAGTTGGAGGGAATGGAGATATTGAGGAAATAGAAGAAAAAATAGAAGCACTTAAAGAAGAGATAAAACAAACCGATGACATACAAGAATGTGAGAGACTCCAAGAGAGAATAACGCGTCTGGCAAGCGGAGTAGCCATTATTCGTGTCGGCGGCGCTACAGAGGTCGAAATGATTGAGAAAAAGCACCGCGTTGAAGACGCACTAGAAGCAGTTAAATCCGCACAAGAAGAAGGAATGGTGCCTGGAGGTGCAGTTGCATTGATAAGAGCTTCTCAAGATATAGATTATGTAGAATTTGATAATGAAGACCAACTACTTGGGAAACAAATAATTCTTAGTGCGATTGAGGCACCCCTTCGCCAGATGGCGATTAACTGCGGATTATCCCCAGACCTGATTGTTGAGAAAATACTTGCATCGGAAGAAGATATGGGTTATGATTTTGTGACAAATAAAATGACTAGCATGATTGACGCCGGGATTATAGATCCTGCTAAGGTTGCAAGAACAGCATTACAAAATGCTACATCTGTGGCGTCAACGTTGGTGACAACTAATTATGCTGTAATAGAACAATAAAACTATTTAAAAATAACTGAGGATGAACATTTTGGAAGGACTTGACGTAAATCAAATTCATCGAGATCTAGTCGACCTCAATAGCAAGCTACAACGTATGGTAGATGTTATTGAGGTCGTCAAAGACCGTCAAGAAATGATGGCTGATGATATTGCTAAAATAAAGAATGCCGTTTACAACCCGGACGAAGGGATTTATGCAAGACTTAGGGAGCTTGAAGGTTGGAAACAAACTACTTCTAAAATTATGTGGATTTTTGCAACTTCTTTGATTGGATTAGTAACAGCCATGCTTCTTAGTGATGTCTTAAGAGGATAAAATGAAACTTAAAATTGAAAGAACTATCAATTTAGAAGAAGCGCCGGAGCAGGCAAAGTACTCCCTTTCTCTAGCGGTGGATGGGGCTATTCGGATTCACAAACTCATTGAAATATTATCGAAAGAATCGGATAAAAAGGATGTCAATGTCCAACTTTTAAATGACAATATACATAATATTCGAGAGACTCTCTATGAGATGGATTTGATGTTATCGGATGCGTCGTCTATACTGATAAATTATCAAGCAGCAAAGGTACAAAAAGCGGTCTCTGACAAACAGTTGGCAGAACAAGAGGAAGAGAATGGCAGACTTTAAAAAGAGAATGGCAGACTTTAAAAATGGAGATTTGGTACATGTGCCCTCATCAGCCACGCTAACTTATAAATCTGAGAAGCGCCCTATGTCTTTTATGCGCTTGAAGGGACCACAAAAACTTTTAATTGCGGAATCTGAGAGGAAAGACAGAACGATAGGTGTATTATATAATGGAGAGATATGGTACGTTGACAGGAGAGACGTTTATTCAATAGGAGATGAATATGTCTGATTTAATATTATTGACTGAAGTATATGAAATTCCTGGAGATTTGAAGTATACGAAGCTAGCAACTCACGAGAAAGTCTACATGACGGGTAAGTATTCCTTGAGGAATATATACATGAATCCTAATCAGGTTCTGGTGATTAAGGATGATCTTCATATGAAGAAGGAATTAGATAAGGGATTCCTTCCGGAAGGGATGGACGGAACACAAGAGTTTACTCGGATACAAGTAGGGTGTAACTCAAACTATGGAGCTTTAAATTTGACAGTTGTAGGGCCTATGAGTGTTATTGCCGCCAAACTTGCCGGTGAGAACAATGCATGAGTTTATTCTTTTTGTAAAGGCTGGATGCAATTTTTGTAAAAAAGCCACTAGTGCGCTGAAGGAAAGAAACCTATCATATAAAGAAATTAACATTAGGCACGGAGGTGAAGATCTTAGCTCCGAGGTCAAGGAGGCACTTGAATGGGATACGTACCCCATGGTCCTCCGCAAGACGGAAGGAAATAATCTTATCTTTGTAGGCGGTTGCTCTGATTTATTGGACCTTTTGAACCCAACGGAAGGGCTTGAGGAATAGAAATGACTTATTCTATAGATCTTGAGTATATTAAGAAACTGACGTCTGAATGCGAGCGCAATATAGCGTTAAGTTCGGAAAATTTACGGCATTTTTTTAATGAAGAAACGGAAGACATTTATTTGTTGTCTCTGTTATCTGAATCATACTCGATAACCTCTAGGCTCTGGATGGAACTGAATCTTATTATAGGGGAAGCCGAAGGCCTGGAAGAAAAAGATGGAAAGATAGACGTTCCTCTTGGGGAAAAGACGATGCTATTTATCCAATCGGCCCTCTTGGCGAAGGTACAGCTAGATGGCGATCTAGCCAGAGTCACCAGAGTGTCAAGCGTGGAAATCTAACTATGTTTTATGGCATCCTGTTTTTCGTTCTTGGGAACATAATTGCGTGGTTCCAATTTAACTCGCAGTTTGCGTGGCCTTGGTGGAAAGACCGCCCACTGACTGCGCAACTTATATTTGCGGTACCAATGGGGATGTGTTTTTGGTATGCTGCTAAATATATTGTAGAAGATAGCGGGGAGTTGTGGACGTCGAAACTTGTCGGCTTTGGCGCAAGCAACTTGATTTTTCCAATTCTGACATATGCGATTATGAAAGAAAGCATGTTTACGTTTAAGACTATGGCGTGCGTTGCCCTCAGCGGCGTGATCATTGCCATACAATTTTATTTTAAATAACACTTGATTTATATTTTAATGTGTATATTGTATGCTTGCCCAATGGGCAAACAACATCAAAAAGGAGAAAATGATGGGTAAAATTAGTACGTATAGACAAACTCCGACTGTCTTTGATTCATTGTTCGATGGATTCTTGACGTCTGGCCTGATAGATGATCTTATTGGACGCCCTACAAGAAGTCTTGTGGCTCCAAGGGTGGAGACGACCGAGAATAAAGATTCTTATATCGTATCTTTGGCAGCGCCTGGGACGAGCAAGAGTGACTTCAATGTTACCCTTAAAGACCGTATGATAACTTTAGATTATACTAAGGGAGAAGAGTCCCCGACGTTTTTTAATCATTCGTCGTTCCGCAAGACATGGAGCGCGCCAAGAGGGACAAAGTCGCAGGACATTAGCGCGGAGTATGTCGACGGGGTGCTGAACATTGTTGTGAAGAAGGCGTCTGAAAGCGAGGAGACCGCCGAGGTGATCGATATTATTTAGTAGTTTGAAGTTACCTTTGCTTAAGAGGAGATACCTTTTTTGGTATTTTCTCTTTTTTTTATTCATTAGACAATTCTAAATTATATTTATTATTGAGCGGTTACTTGCTCTTTCTAACACAACGGGAGAGGGTTGTTTATGTCCACCAGGGTGAAGGCAAAATATGTATCACTTTTTTTGTTTATCAACCTGGCAGTCTATTTTCTGATACAGAACCATGTAACTAAGAATGAGTATGATCTCATGACGCAATTTGACCGGGCAGTCCCATTTATGCCGGAATACATCTGGGTATACCACAGCATTGTGCCGGTCATCGGAGCGGCCATGGTACTTATGGTTAAGTCAAGAAAAATATTCTTTACAACCCTTTGGTCATTCGTGTTTGCGACTATAGTATTAAATTGTTTTTATTTGTATTTTCCTTCTTTTTATCCTCGCGGGGAGTTCGAACCAATAACAATATCGGAGATTGTTGTAGAAATGACTAGAAGGATAGACGGGGCGAACAATACCTTTCCCAGCGGTCATGTATGCTTTGCATGGATAATGTATTGGGGCATATATTTTTCCGAAGTTGCCAATGAATTTAAGAGTTTAAGGTCTTTATTTTGTTTATGGGCAATTGGCATTTCACTATCAACACTTGTGCTCAAACAACACTATCTTATTGACGTAGGGTCTGGGTTTCTTCTTGCGACTATTAGCTTTTTTATGGTAAAATCCTTCACGGAGGGATATAAATTATATGAAAAATAGCTATTTATATGGGTGAGGGGGAAGAAAGACTTATTCTTGAATCGAGTGCGCTGTTCATAGCACTGTTTTTATGTCTTGCTATACTTGAGTATTGTTAAATGAAATTTAAAATTATAAAAGATAAAGAAATCCTGAAGAAAAAATGCACCGATGTCGTTGACATAGGATCTGCAATGTTAGTAGGCAAAGAGATGCTGGTCTTCCTGGAAAAGACGACACGCGGGGTGGGATTAGCAGCAAACCAGATAGGCGTAGACCAAGGGGTTTGCGTTATAAATGTTGACAAACCTATTATACTAATAAATCCAAAAATTATACACTCGTTTAAAAAGATTATATTTCAAGAGGAGTGCTTGTCATTCCCCTCGGAAACAGTAACAACTGAAAGATATGCTAATATAACGGTTGTGGCTGATAATCATGACGACCCACTATATTTCTCGGAGAAGAATCTCTTAGAGGCGGTGTGTGTACAACATGAAATTGATCATTTGAATGGAATAACAATGCACGATAGAAAAATAGATCTTGACAGCGAGGAAAAGCCTGCTTATAATGTAAGCATACTTTAATTTTAGGAGATAAAAGTGGCAAAAAAAGGAAAACTCCAGAGGGTACCGACCGAGCCGAAAAAGACGACGATTGGACGAGGGCCAAATCGCAAATGGGGGAACAAGGGTGGAGGAGTTGGTGGTTCCACCCTCTCCAAGGGATACAAGAAAAAGTACAAGGGGCAGGGGTAGTGCCCGATGAACAACCGTATATAAGAATACCTCTCCCTCCTCCCGAGTGGGAAAGATATATTGAAGAGCAGGAGAGGAGGGAGAGGAGAGAGAAAGAAGAAAGGGCACTCCCTTCTGGTAGCTCAACCGGAAGTGTTGTAATTATCGAAATATGATCGGATTAGCCAGAAATATCACCACCCTTCTCAGGGTTATGGTGGCGGCCTACCTTGGCAGACCGAAAGATACTTTAGAGCTTGCAGATAAATTAGTGGATGAAAAAGAAAGAGAAAAACGACGAGATAAATACCCTTTCTGCGCTTACACCCAAGAGGGCGACGCTCCTGCGAAGGTCACATACCATCGCAGGAGAGAACATGCGGAGCGAAAGATGCACAGGGATCTGCAAAGTTCTAAGTGCTCTTGGCTGAAAAAAAGGAGTTGACGAATGCCCCATTTCCATGTAATAAATACCCAAGATGAGACCCATCGTAAAATGGTTGAAGGCTCTTTTTGTACCGCACATATAAATAACAATTCCTTGAAAGGTAAGATTATATTTGCTCATAAAGAATATTGTCTTGTTGAAGATGGTAGTGGGAAGAAATACAAGTTAGGGTGGGGCCAAATTGGTAAAATTGAGAGGGCAGTTTAATGGGAAGTCAATCTAGAAAAGTTCAACGCAATAAAGAGAAGAGAGCGAAAAAGGATCTACAAAAAAAACTTGGCATGTTTGACAGGCTCGGCGACGAGTGCCTGATATGCCAGGAGCCGTTTGATAAAAGGTCCAAGGAACAGGTCAAAAGTTGGTTTGTTGTTGTGAGAGAGGCGCAAAAAAAAGCTAATATCTACTGCCCTGGATGCTGGGGCAAAGCCCAGGAGATGATTGAGGGTATTGCAAAAGACTTAAACAAAGCGAAACAGGGGGGTGAAAATGTCGACTAAGGCAACTATTTCATATGGTCCCGACTTCCACCTATTTGAAGAATGCTTCGATGGGGAAAGCGTGTACCTTGAAGTTGAGAATACGGATTTTGAGGTAGACCCGAATAGGGTGGCAGTAAAAATACCTCTTGACATCTGGAATCAAATGCTGGAGGATTACAATGAAAAGAGAAGGATCCCCCTTCTGGGAAAGTCCGGACAGCTTGAATTAAATTTTCATAAAGGAGAATAATATGAAAAAACTATTGATGGCGTTCATAGCGTCTAGTTTACTTATTGTGCCGTCCTCGGGACACGCGGAGAACTCTATTGGTTTTGCTGCTGGCTCGACTAGAGGATTCGGAGCCACGTATAGGCACCTGCCGGATGCTGGTGCGGAAAGTTCTTTGGGCTGGCAGGTTGCGGGTCTTCCTTTTATAACGAAAGAGGAGGGGGTGGTTTCCCTAGGAGCCGCCGCACTTTATCTTTTTCATCGTGGCAACGTGGGCTTGGCATACGCATCTTTTGGCGTTGGCACCGTGGCTGCGTGGAGCAACTGCACGGACGACGAGGACTTTCATTGTGAAGAAGAATCAAATTTTGGCATAGGGGTCGGCCCTGGAATTGGATTTGAACTACGCTTGGTAGAAAATCTAGGATGGTCGGTTGATGTACCGTTGGCAATATTATTCGCCAACGGTGAATTTGAAGGAGTGTACCCGATTCCGAATTCGGCACTGGTTTATTACTGGTAGGTGTCCTGTGCGTATAACAGATAAAAGAAAGAACGCGTTGCGAGCCTGCGGCGGCCTCTTTCTCTCTTCATAGCTTAAGTGAAAGCCCCGGATCGTAACCGGGAAGATGCGAGTATCGAATCTCGTTGGAGAGTTTTTTATTCTCGGGAAGGAAATAAAGAATGAGAGTTAAGGATTTAAAAGCTGGGGACCTATTATCACCAAAACCTGGGTATAACTTTTTAGTGTACTCCGGCTATTATGCCTCTCATGGGTCCGGACGGGACTGTGTTTTGGAATGCTCCTCCCGACCTGTCAGGATAGGGTCTAGAAGCTTGGGAGGCTCCTTTATCATCTATCTCGGAATGGTTCCCAAAAAAGATACGGGTTTTAATAGTTACGAGGCAAGAAGAGAAGTCTTCATTGTTAACACCGGAGAAAAAATGAGAGTCATGCCTGATTCGTGGAGGAACATGGAGAAAGCCGATGCGTGTAGGTGATCTAGTAAAATACACAGAGGAGTGTATTGAGCGGGATGAGTGGGAGGGCACCAACGGGTATCCTTATATTGGTGTAATAACCCGAAAGAGAGAAAGAGGTTCCGACCTAACCCACGACGCTTACGACGTAATGTGGAACGACGGCTATGCCGATAGGGCGGAATTTGAGTGGGCGGAGGACTTAGAAGTTGTAAGTGAAAGTAGGTGATCTCATCTTAGAATTGTTAAACATAGCAAAAAGGTTTAAATATTTTCCTTGACCTTATCTGGATGTGGGACTATAATATCAACATGAAAACACTAATTATAGCAGCCCTGCTGATGACGGGGTGCGAAACAATCTATCATCATAACACAGTCCATCAAGTTGATGCGGCATATGACGACACTGCGGATGTCTATGCTGCCGACGGCACCGACGACACTGCGAATGTCTATTGCGACCGAAGGTTTTGTCTGTGATATAATGGATAAACAACATTCTTAGGATACGGGCTTATAATATGGGGTAGGAGAATAAAAAATGGATAAGCAACAAGAACTCGTAGACAAATATCCTGAACTTTTTGAGCACGCCTGGCCTTCCGTAAATGACGGATGGCTTCCCTTGCTTGACACTCTTTGCGGAAGGATTGAACACTATGTCAAGTGGAAAGAAAAAGGCGGGGTTATTATCGTTGCAGACGGTGAAGAGCCGCCGGAACAGGGCAAATGGATGTACCGTTTTTTCTTTTCGCAAATCAAAGAAAAGTTTAGTGGTTTGAGAGCATATAGTTGTGGTGGCGACGATTATATCGGGGGATTGGTTGATCTTGCGGAAGCCCTCTCATATAATATCTGCGAGAACTGTGGCAACGCAGGCAAAGAGCAGCCAACCGGCTGGATCAAAACACTATGTGATCCTTGTTTCAATGATTGGGACGACATCAGGAGCGCCAAGTGGGAAGCGGAGAAAGAGCGGCTTGTGAGGGATAAAGCACAAAGTTAGCTTTAGCTTTATCTTTATGACCCTCGTGCTTATAATATAGTTATGAAAGTAGGCGACCTAATAAAATTCAGATGTCCCACAAGAACACAAATTAATAAGGTTTTTCTTATTGTTGAAGGCGAAAAAACGGGAAACTGGTACAAGATTGATGAAACACAGCCCAGTCTCTTTCATAGTAAGAGAGACTTCATCATTGTAAACGAGGCTTGACATATTAGCCCTCGTGCTTATAGTTATTAATGCGGGGTAGGGTACTGGTAACCCAACAGGCTCATAACCTGTGGCATGTCGGTTCGATTCCGGCCCCCGCGACCAAATATAATTGAGGTTATAAGTGAAGGTAGGTGATCTAGTAAAGCGCGACTTTGTGACTCAAGATCAAAAAAGAAGGTTTGAGCGACTCAACGGGACACAAACTATTGGTATAATTGTTGGGCTAAATGAAGATATGGTTGCCGTACTTTTCGTTGGACAAACAGAAAGAGTTGTGGTAAGTTCCCAATACCTGAGTGTTGTGAATGAACAAGAGCGACCAGGACGCAGGAGGTCCCCGAATGAAAGTTGATTTAATGAATGATGATCTCGTTTTTAAGAGAGCCGTCAATGGCTGGATTATTGAACGGGTCGTTGATAGTGGAGATGGAGAGCGTCTGGTAACTACCATTTATGAGGACGCAGACCACATCGGAGAGATGAACATTCCTTCCAACCCGAACGCGGAAAGCCTGGCGAGAGCCATCGCAGAAGAATTGAGTTTCCACTCACAGACCAAGCATCGTGGAGGATTTAAGATACGCTATCACGATAAAGGCCGAGAACAAGAGCAAGAAGGACAATTTATGGACGCCTGCTTGGATGATATGCTGGAGAAGAGAAAGGAAATAGATAAGTCTTATAAAGACACCGAAGAAGAGTTGAAAGAAATGGCCGAGGACAGAGAAGAAAAGTTGTATAAGACAAACATACAAACAACAGAAGACGGAGAATATTTCGTTGAGATCCCGCAAGCCCTATTGGAGGAGCTTGGCTGGGAAGTTGGTGATGATATGCGAATTGAAGAGACAGAGTTCTGGGATACGATGACTGAACACAAGGGTTTCACAGTTGCCAACCTCACGAAGAACCCGCAGGCAGATGAAGGTGAATAAAGTTATAAGTATATTCGCTGCGTGTCTTCTTTTCACGGCTTGTAACGAAACACACACCGCCCTGCTGTTAGATATATTTGGAACGACAGCCGAAAGCAAGAAGGCGAAGTTTCTTACATACCCGCCTGGCTGGTATTCCATAGAGAAGTTCGGCGAGACACCTCCAAATATGTCGTTTTCTGATCATTTGGGAAACTCGGACGCCGTGTTTCTCTCTGATTATTACCAGCACCCAGAAATTAAACTCTTGCTGCTGGTGAATGGAACAGGCTGGTGCGATTACTGCCAGGAACAGGCGTGGGAATACGAGGAATTATACGATGAGTTCAGCACCCACGGCCTAGAAATTTTGTATGTCTTGTCAGAGACCTGGGAATATAACGATTACATATTTGACGACCCCCCGTTGTCTAAATACGATCTCTCCTTTATGGAGAGTTGGAAGGGAGAACTTCCCTACCCTGTCCTCGCTGATAATTTACAACTATTTGAGTGGTGGGACGGAGAGTTTATGGACACACGGGTCATGCTGATAAAGACAGAGAAGATGACGAACTGGTATTCAAATAAGGGCTGGCATTACTCTAATCAATATGGTGCTCTACACTGGCTCATTTTCAATGTCCTGACCCCCGATCCGAACTCCGTGTTCTTTGAATAAGGAAAACACAATGAGAACAACAAGAATAAGGAAAACACAATGAGAACAACAAGTCTTAAAACAATCTATCTTACAGAAGAAGAACTGAAACAAGCAATTGCTAACTTTGTTAGAGACAAAGAGGGCACGAAGATTGGTTTGTATGCCCACCTGACAAAC